AGGGGCGCAGAGGCCAACGCAGGGCTTATCAGGTACCTCTACAAGCACGGCCATGGTACCCCGTTTGAATCCTGTGTGCTCCAGACGTACATGGAGTTCCCAATTTTCACCTCCCGACAGGTGGTCAAGCATAGATTGTCCTCAATTAACGAGGAATCTGGGCGCTATAAGGAACTGGATGGTGTGTTTTACCAGATTCACCCGGAAAGGCCCCTCCAGCAGGTCGGCAAGACCGGAGACTATGAGTTTGTGGACGGTGACCCTCAGCTTCGCCAGATCGTAGAGGATTACCAGAAGGCAACCGCACAGAGTTTGTGGACTGGATACAAGACACAAATCGATATGGGTATTGCTAATGAAGTAGCACGTATGTATCTCCCATTCGCGCTTTATTCTTCTATGTATTTCACTGCAAATCTCCGTAGCGTACTGAATTTCATCTCGCTCCGTAAGGACTGGGGAGAAGATGCGGTACACGCCTCTAAGGCCCAGTTCGAAATTGCACTGGTGGCGGAGAAGCTGGCAGAGATTGTCGAAGAGAAGTACCCGACCGTATGGCAGTGCTTCGTGGACAACGGTTATCAGGCGGTTTGACAATTGATGCAAGACAAGGTAGAATAGAGGTATAAATGAGCATACTAACCGAACCGGTTCTGGGCAAGTTTCCGGAACTGATTGAAATCTCAAACTCAGAAATACAGACTTTCAAGTCGGATAAGCGTAGATGGTTTCTAGGAAACTACCTTGGTCTTGCCAAAAACGAGAAGTCCGAAGTCGGACCTCTCCCGCTAGGTACTCGTATTCACGACTCCTTGGAGCAGTATTACCTTACAGGAGATAATCCTGTTGATGTGTATAACAGGCTCCAGAGGGCGGACAACGAGCGGTTCATCGCCACATCTGAGTCTTTGATGGAAGATATGGTGAAGAAGTTCAACGACGAGTCGGAACTTGGGCGAATCATGCTCGAAGGCTACATGGATTGGATGGACGAGGAAAACCCCGACTCCCACCTTGAAATTGTAGGCGCAGAGAAGAAGCTTGAGTATAGGCTAACGGAGTTCAATCCCCGCGTCCAGCTTGTAGGTAAAGTGGATTTGCAGGTACGTAGGCTCGAAGATGGCTCTAGGGCCACACTTGACCACAAATCGGCAATCCAGTTTACCGACTACTACAAGTATGCACACATGTCGGAACAGCTAATGATGTACACGATGCTGGAACGACTGAATCCCGATGAGGAAAATACTCGTGTTGATGGTGGCATTTACAATCTCCTGAAGAAAGTAAAGCGTACCGCCAAGGCAAAGCCCCCGTTTTATGTGCGAATTGATGTCCGATTCAACCAGAAAACGATGGACGCATTCTGGATTAGGACATTAGGCACCATTCGTGATATAATGGTAGCAAGAGACGCATTGGACAACGGAGCAGATCATAGATACATCTGCTACCCCAACCCCTCATGGGACTGGAAGACAGGCTCTAGCCCGTTTTTCCCAGTGTACTCCATGTTAGATGACGGGTCAAATGTAGAGGCATACTTGGAAGAGAACTTCCATCAAGTAAATCCCAACGCCCGATACGAAATACAAGAACAAACCAACTAGAAAGACGGCAGTACATGTCCGAAAGAGCATTGAGTTTCCTGATCCATGGCGCTTCTGGTGCAGGAAAGACCACATTCAGTACGACAGGCCCTAAGCCGCTTCTCATCTTGGATGTGGAAATGGCAAGCAGGTTTGTCAAAGCTGAAATCAAAAAGATCAAGTGGAACCCTCTCACCGAAAACCCTCCTGTAGACGATGGTACATGGGATATCTGTGTTGTCAACGTCAATGAGTGGAAAAAGGCTGAGAAGGCGTACGAGTGGCTCAAGAGCCGCAAGCACCCATTCAAGACTGTAGTCGTAGACTCCATTTCGGAACTTCAGGCCAAGGCCGTCGAAGACATCCGTGGTCGTCAGCAGCTACAGACTCAGGACTGGGGCAAGCTACTTGCCCGAATGGCGTTCTTCTGCCGAGACCTTCGTGACCTTACCGGCGACGATGAGAACATTATCGAAGCTGTTGTGATCACTGCAATGTCCAGACAAGATGGGGATGTTCTGAAGCCTTACCTACAGGGTCAGATTTCAGCACAGATTCCTTACTGGCTCGACATTACCGCATATCTTTACGTAACGCAAGAGACTGACACCACAACGGGTGAGATTGTCGATACAAGGAACCTCCTTGTTGGCCGTCACCCGAACTTTGAGGCCAAGTCTCGTGTACCGGGCCTACCGAATGTCATCCAGAGTCCGAATATCTCGGTCATGCGGGATAACATCTTCGGCCCAGCGTAATCATAACTGAATATCCAAGTAACAATAAAGTAAACTAGAGAAAGATACAAAAACACATGGCTTTGAAGAAATGGTCTGAAATGATGCAGGACGCGGAAACTGATGTTTCCGGTTACCAGCCCCTTGAGGATGGTGAGTACTCCTTCGTTATCGAGAAGGCCGCAACTGTAGGTGAAACCCAGAAGGGTTACCCGAAGTTCACCATCCGTGCCACGGTTGAGTCCGGTCCTCGTAAGAACGCCGTTCACACCCACCACTTCAACGCGTCGGAATCATCCTACGCAATGAAGAACTTCTTCTTCAAACCGCTCTATGCAATTGGGATTGCGCCGTCATTCTTGGCGACAGACCCCAGCAACGAGCAGATTGCTGAAGCGTTTCAGGGCAAGCGTTTCTCCGCCCGTATCCAGCCTCAGCGCGACAACGCTGAGTACAAGGAAATGGTAGACTTCGCTCCTGCTTCGGGTGCGGCTCCGGTTTCCAACGCTGGTGTTCCACAGGGTCTGACCCCGCAGCCTACACCACAGGCTGCTCCAGCCCCTGCCCCTGCTGTACAGCAGGCTCCAGCGCCACAGGCCCCGGCTCCTTCCGCGCCACAGCCTGTGACACCTCCTCAGGCTGTAACCAATGCGACAACGTCACCGGCTGACGACGGTAACCCTTGGGCTACCTCTCCGCCACCGCCACCCGCATTCGGCTAATCCCCGATAAATAAGAATGGCCCCTGCTACGGTGGGGGCCATTCTTGCCCCACCACTTACAACAAAGAAAGAGAACATGCCCAAGAATACTAATGCCCTCGTTCGGGAATTTCATGAAACCTACCGTGCTGCCGTAGCTGAAGAACCCAGTATTACCACCGGATTTGAGGAATTGCGTGCTAATCTTATCATCGAAGAGGCCGCCGAAACCCTGCTTGCAATCATGAAGTCAGATGAGGTAGAATTCGTAGACGGTCTGGGTGATCTTGACTATGTAATTGAAGGTGCAGCAATCACCTTCGGGCTTGACCTGAGTGAGACCTTGGATTATGCTTTGTCCATCTACAAGGACAAGCCATATGTTGAACTAATCGGCCATCTGGTGCTGGGTGTCCGCCACCTTGCCCAAGACCTTACCGTTGAGGATTACATCTACAAGAACCGGATCGACCATGTAAAGGCCGGTCTTACTACACTGAAGGCAGTTGTCTGGGAAATCGCCCGTTCAGGAGCTATCCCGCTGGATAAGATCATCGAGATCATCCACGAATCCAACATGTCCAAGCTTGGTGAAGACGGAAAGCCGATCCTCCGTGAAGATGGTAAGATTCTCAAGGGGCCGAACTTCTTCACCCCGACCGCGAAGATCAAGGAACTCCTAGGAGTCTAGTTGCTACACTACAAAGACTTGGAGAAAAAACTCCTTGCCATGGGTCATGATGAACATACGGCCCGAGCAGTAGTCTCCGCTATGGTCTCAGTGGACAAATATGGCCTCTCTGAGGACCAAAAATACGCGGTCTACAGTCTTATGAGTGTCGAGGGATTTGCGGCCCTTAGAGAGCTTCCTGACGCTGTCGCTTTCGGCACGTGGACCAAGTTCGACTGGGGCAACATGCGCGGCGGTGACTACGTAAGAGTCAAAAAAGATGCATACACAACTCCTTCTGGTGTTAACCACAACGGTAAAATTGGCCGTATAGCCAACCTTTACGGGGGAAGATGTCGCGTCGATTACATCGGACTGGACACAGGCAGTGCGATGACACACCCCGTTGGATTTCTTGAATCCCTGAAAAGGGTGTAGAATAGAATACCAACCAAAAGAACAACACAGATAGAGAGAATTATGAACGCCACCGTTTATTCACTACCCGCATGCGTACAGTGCAACTCAACCTACAAGGCATTCAACCGAAAGGACGTACCTTTCGCCACTGTAGATGTCTCTGAGGACCCTGAGGCTCACGCATTCACCAAGGAACTTGGATACCTACAGGCACCTGTAGTGGTCGTCCGTGACGCGGATGGTGCAGTAAAGGACCACTGGGGCGGATTCAAGCCTGAGAAGATCAACGAATTTGCAGCGGCGGTAAAAGCCGCTTGATAGTCTACTTCTCTAACGTATCGAATTTTACTCACCGGTTCGTAGAGAAACTTGAAGTACCTGCCTCGCGCATTCCGATCAAGGCGGAAGAGGCAGGTACTTTTACTATCTCTGAACCCGCCACCCTAATCCTTCCCACTTATGGGGCCAACGGTCGTGACTTTGTTCCGCGACAGGTTATTAGGTTCCTAAATCAGGAGCAGAATCGACTTTTAATCGATTCTGTGATAGGATCAGGTAACGTAAACTTTCTCGAAGACTACTGCCGTGGAGCAGATATTGTAGCCGAGAAGCTTCAGGTACCCCTGCTGTACCGCTTCGAACTAGCAGGAACACAAGACGATGTTGAGAACGTAAGAAATGGACTAAAGATTTGGGAAACAAGATCACAGATGAGTCATTCCTAGACTGGAATGCAAAGCTGAACCTGTGGACAGATGACCACAAGATCAACTTTGACGCTGATAAGGAAGCAGCGAGGCAGTACCACTTGACCGAGGTCAATACAAAGTACCTCCACCATCCATCCCTAGAGTACAAACTTGACTACCTGTTTGTCAACGGGTACTATGAGAAGGAAATCTGGGACAGGTACGCGGCAGAGGATGTCAAGGACGTATACAAGTACGCCTACAGCTTCAAGCACCGCTTTAGCTCCTTCCTTGGTGCCAAGAAGTTCTACGATGCCTACGCATTGAAGACCTTCGACGGTAAGACGTGGCTGGAACGCTTTGAGGATCGTGTAGTAGCGGTTGCTCTGGAGCTTGCTGCCGGGGATGTTGCTCTGGCAAAGAATATGGTAGAGGAAATCATCACTGGTCGCCTCCAGCCTGCCACTCCGACCTTCGCTAACTGCGGTAAGAAGCAGCGTGGCGAGCGTGTGTCCTGCTTCCT